AGGATCATCTGGTGCCACAGGAACATCTGGTTCATCTGGTGCCACAGGAAATCCGGGAACATCTGGTTCATCTGGTGCCACAGGAACATCTGGTTCATCTGGTGCCACGGGAACATCTGGTTCATCTGGTGCCACAGGAACATCTGGTTCATCCGGAGATACAGGAACATCAGGATCATCTGGTGCCACAGGAACATCTGGTTCATCTGGTGCCACAGGAAATCCGGGAACATCTGGTTCATCTGGTGCCACAGGAACATCAGGATCATCTGGTGCCACAGGAAATCCGGGAACATCTGGTTCATCCGGAGATACAGGAACATCTGGTTCATCTGGTGCCACAGGAAATCCGGGAACATCTGGTTCATCTGGTGCCACAGGAAATCCGGGAACATCTGGTTCATCTGGTGCTACTGGTGCAGGATTTTCTACAATAAACAGTCCATCAACGGGAAGAATACTTCTTTCAGACGGTACAACAAATGCAGCTACTGCATCTGCTAATTTATATTTAGAAACTGGTCCTACACGATTTGTAGTTTCAGCAAGTATGAATGTTGAAAAAGAAGCAACTTTTGGTCATAATTTAATGGTTACAGGAAGTTTAATAGTATCAGGAACAACGGACTTAAATGCTACAACGGTAAATGAAGTTCTTGCTGTTCAAAAAATAAGACCAAATACAGGAAACTTAATAATATCCGGCAGTGTTTATCATAGTAGTGGTTCATTCGTATACACACCAACTTTTGTTGATTATCAAGAAAAATACACAACAGCAACTATTGTTAGTCCTCCTGGAGATTTAGATTTGAATTTAGACAATGGTAATATATTTGTAGTAACAATAAATGCTGCAATAACTAATTTTACGTTTAGTAATCCACCATTTGATGGCAACATTGGTAACATAACATTGATAACCGTTGGTAATGGGGTTGCGTATCCTATTACATGGCCTGCTTCTGTTAGTTGGCCTGGAGGAACGCCACCGTCTGTTACTTCTACAAATGGTAAAAAAGATATTTATGGTTTTATATCATACAATCAAGGTACAAATTGGTATGGTTTTGTTGGTGCTCAAAATCTTTAAGGTTTTATTATGATAAAGAATATATTACTACAAGCTTCTAGATCATATAATCCATATGTTCCACCACAAACTTATCTGTGGGGTGCTGGTAGAGTTTCACATGGGGAGTTGGCTAATGGTGAAACACTCTTTCTTCCAGCACAAGTTGGTACACTTACTGATTGGTCAATAGTATCTTCAAAAGGTAATCGTGTCATGGCAATTAAAACAGATGGAACACTTTGGGGGTGGGGAGAAAATAGTATTGGTTCATTGGGTGATGGAACTACGGGATCTAAATCATCACCCGTTCAAATAGGAGCATTAACTGATTGGCAATATGTATCAGCGGGTGGAAACCACACCATGGCAATTAAAACAGATGGAACACTTTGGGGATGGGGATTTAATAGTAATGGTCAATTGGGTGATGGAACTGTTATATCTAAATCATCACCTGTTCAAATAGGAGCATTAACTGATTGGCAACATGTATCAGCGGGTGGATCCCGAACCTTTGCAATTAAAACAGATGGAACTCTATGGGCATGGGGGCAAGGTACTTGGTTGGGTGATGGTACTAATGTGGCTAAATCATCACCCGTTCAAATAGGAGCATTAACTAATTGGGAATATGTATCAGCGGGTGGAAACCACACCACGGCAATTAAAACAGATGGAACACTTTGGGGATGGGGGAACAATAGTAGTGGTGAATTAGGTGATGGAACAAGAACGGAAAGAAATTCACCCGTTCAAATAGGAGCATTAACTAATTGGCAACAGGTTTATGCAAGTTCAGGCCATACTATGGCAATTAAAACTGATGGAACACTTTGGGCATGGGGGGGTAATACTGGTGGTGCATTGGGTGATGGAACTAATGTAGCTAAATCATCACCTGTTCAAATAGGAGCATTAACTAATTGGAAATATGTATCAGCGGGTACAAACCACACCATGGCAATTAAAACTGATGGAACACTTTGGGTATGGGGAAGTAACGGTGAAGGTCAATTGGGTGATGGAACCGGTGTAACTAAATCATCACCTATTCAATTAGGAACATCAACTGATTGGGGATATGATGCGGTTAATTTAGTTAATTTACGCATAACGGGAGTATCAAATGGTTCTATTGCTATAAAAAATGATGGAACTCTATGGAGTTGGGGATCTGCAAACGGTACTAGAAATGTGGCAAGATGTCATGCATATTCTTCACCGATACAAATATCTAATATATCAGCCATATCTTCAATGGGATCTGGTGATAATAGTTCAATGGTCATAAAAACAGATGGCACTCTATGGGGATGGGGCAGAAATTCACAGGGTGAATTGGGAGATGGGACAACAGTGATTAAAACATCGCCTATTCAAATAGGTTCTCTTACGAATTGGGAATATATCGCAATGGGTTCAATACCTGGTGGATCGCAGGTTACTATGGCAATTAAAACAGATGGAACACTTTGGGGATGGGGGACTAATAGTAATGGTCAATTGGGTGATGGAACCGTTCTGGCTAAATCATCACCCGTTCAAATAGGAGCATTAACTGATTGGCAAGATGTATCACCGGGTGTATCCCGCACCTTTGCAATTAAAACAGATGGAACACTTTGGGCATGGGGAAATAATACTCAAGGTCGATTAGGTGATGGAACTGTTGTAAACACATCATCGCCTATTCAAATAGGTTCTCTTACGAATTGGAAATACATATCACAAGGTATAAATTTTGTGATGTCAATTAAAACAGATGGAACACTTTGGGCATGGGGAAATAATAGTTCTGGTCAATTGGGTGATGGAACCCTTCTGGCTAGATCATCACCTGTTCAAATAGGAGCATTAACTAATTGGAAATATGTATCAGCGGGTTCAAGCTACACCATGGCAATTAAAACAGATGGAACACTTTGGGCATGGGGGCAAAATGGTCAAGGTCTATTAGGTGATGGAACCGGTGTATCTAAATCATCACCTATTCAAATAGGAGCATTAACTGATTGGAAATCTGTTAAGGCTGGAGTTAGCCATACTATAGCAATTAAAACCGATGGAACAGTTTGGGTGTGGGGATCTAATAGTTTTGGTGGATTAGGTGATGGAACCGCTGTAACTAGATCATCACCCGTTCAAATAGGAACATTAACTACATGGGCATCGGGATCAACTCTGACAAATTCTTCTTTATTTTTAACACAATAATTTTGAAAATTAGAATAAATTTTGTATATTGGTAGTTAATTTATTATCACAAAGGTTTTGTTATGCAAAATAATAAAATACACCCATTAGATGTGGCATTACAATGTAATATCAACGGGAATCCAAATATGGGCGAGGATATACTTCGTAATCAACCGCAAGATGATTTACGGGTTCTTTTTAATTTAGGATGGCACGAAATGCGTCATGGTAATCTTAAAAAAGGATTTGAACATCTTAATTATGGTAGATACATAAATGTTTTTGGATTACCCGCGATACCCGGTAAAATATGGAAAGATGAAGAATTAAAAAATAAAACACTTCTCTTTCGATGTGAAGGTGGATATGGAGATCAAATACTGAATTTTCGTTTTGCTAAAGTATTTCAAGAAATGGGTGCAAGAATTTTAATATCATGTGCCGAAGAATTAAAAGAATTATTTTCTCGTCATGGATTTATATGTATAGATAACGATTCAGTAAATTCCGCTTACTATGACTATTGGATTCCCGCCATGTCAGCTGCTTATATTTTGGGATTAGAGTTTGAGAATTTGGATGGAACACCATATATTTTTTCAAAAAGTCCAACAAAATTATTTTCAAAAAAAGATACATTAAAAGTTGGAATACGTTGGAGTGGTAATCCCGAATTTGAAGATGAACAACATAGAAGATTTCCACCTGAGCTAATGATAGATTTACACGAAACACCAAACACAACATTTTATTCACTACAACGAGATGAAAATTGTGTTGATGGACTTCCTTTTGCAGATATGCGTGAACAAATGAAAACATGGGATGATACAGTAAACATAATTGCAGGATTGGATTTAGTTATTACATCATGTACTTCAATAGCTCATCTTTCAGGTGCAATGGGTATACCAACTTGGATAGTAACACCAATAATGCCTTATTACACATGGGCGGTTGCTGGTGAAAAATCAGATTGGTATAATTCAGTCAGACTTTTTAGACAGAAAAAATATGGTGAATGGAATGAAGTTTTTGACGAAATAAGAAAAGAATTAACCGATTTTGTCAATACAACTACTAAATAAAAATATAAAATATATTTATATGTAGTATTATTTTTTAAGTGTGTTGAGTTAGTATATGAATTACATATTAGTAGAAAATGAAAAAATAGTTGGAAGACCAACGGAACTTCCTAAAAATTGGGCAAATATCTCAAATTTTTATTTATTACCTACTGAAAAATTAAAAGAATACGGTTGGTATTCTTATAGATTTGTTGAAGCTCAAAAAAATGAAAATCAATACTATGATGGGAGTGACTTTGTTATAGAAGAAAACGAAGTAGTTGAATATCAAAAAGTTAAGGATAAAACTCAACAGGAAATAACAGAAGAAACAGAAGGGATGTGGCGCGCGATTCGCGATAGAAGAAATGAACTTTTATCAGAAACCGATTGGACACAGTTACCCGATTCGCCATTAACAAACCAAAAACAAACCGAATGGCAAATTTACCGTCAGGCATTGCGTGATATAACTTTACAAACGGATCCTTTTAATATAAATTGGCCTATTAAACCTGGAACAGAAAATGAATAATCCAATTACTAAATTGATAAAAGAAATGAACCTTGCCATATTCAATGAAAATGATTTGGTAGATAAGGATGTTCTTGTTATTTATCCTGGTAAATTTCAACCCATGGCAATGTATCACAAAGAAGAATATGATAGAATTTGCCGTAAATTTGATAAAGAAGATGTTTTTATAGTTACTGATGACATCACTGATCCGATAGAAAAACCACTAACATTTGATGAAAAGTCTATGATAATGAAAAGACATAATGTTAAACGTATTATGCAATCAAATACACCTTTTCATGCAACAAATGTCATTGAACAATTTGATAGTGATAGCACAATTGTAATTTATGCGGTAGATAAAGATCATGTTTCAAAATTGAAAGATTACAAAAGATTGATGAAATGGAATGGAACAAGTCAGTTGCCATATAAAGATATTCAAAATCCCTATGTTTATTATATGGTTGTTAATCATGTTCGTTATGATATTCCAAGTTTTGGCGAAATGACATCAAAAAGTATTTCTGCTGCTTTAGGTGACAGAAGTGCTAAACTGGCAGAATTAAAATCACGTTTCATTTCTATATTTGGTTGGTTTGATGTTGATATATTTAATATGATTGTTTCCAAGTTCAATACAAAACGTGGAAAGTTAAAAGAAGTTGAAAAGAAAAAAGGTGAATTGAGACCACTTCACATGATAACAAGAAAATTTTGGAATAAAGTTTACAATGAAATAATAAAATAAAAGGTTATGTTATGGACATTAAAATTGATAGTATACAAGATGTAAAAAAACTTCTTGCGGGAGAACACGATAGTCAGCAAAAAGTTCAAGTTGGTTTTTCTGCAGATAAAAAAGAAGATAACGAAATTCGTAAAATTGGTGACAAGTGGTTTGATGAAGATGGAAATGAGTGGGAACAAAAAAATGGATATAAAGTAAAATTAGGAAAAGAGTGGCAACAAGAGTTACATCATTATTTGAATACATTTCCAAATTGTCCAAAAGAAAATTGCACTTGTGGAATGCCAAAAAGACTTGACCAAAAGATGAAAAAAATACATGGTATGTGTTTTGATTGTGTTGTTGATATGGAACATAAAATTCGTCTTGAAGGAAAATGGGATGAATATGAAAAAACAAAATTAAAACAAAATGCACTTGCTTGGTTAGAAGACGCAGAACGTGATAAAAATTTAGTTGCAGAAGAATTATCTCGTTTGGAGTTTACAAATGATTTTGGTGATAATGAAAAATGGAACACGCCATTCAATAAAGAAGAACTGTTGGAAAAAATTGAAAAAGAATTTTCAGAGTTTAGAAAAAATTTTATTGAAAAATTGGAAAATGATTTGGGAGAAAAGGATGCGAAAATTTAATGCTATCGCAGAAACTTTTAGTGGTTTGAGTGGCAGAATATCATCAAAAAGAGTAATGATGTTTTTTTCTTTTATTGTTATGATATTTATGGCAATAGTATCAACTTTTTACGAAAAGAAGGTAGAACAATTTATTTTTGATGGTTTTCTTTACATAGTAGTTGGTAGTCTATTTTCAGTAGCATCGGAACAATTTGCCAATAAATTTACAAAAATTGAAAACGGAGAAACGGATGAAGTCAATAATAGTTGAGAGGGCAGTCCCAACAAACAAAAAACTTTACAATAGAATTAAATCTAGAATTAAAAGTAAATATAAAGTATGGCCAAGTGCTTATGCATCCGGTGCTCTTGTGAAGGCATATAAAGCCGCTGGTGGAAGTTATCGTAATGTAAAAGAAACTATTATCAATCCTGGTTATCAACTCGAAGGGTATGCTACAAATCCTTGTGGTAAAATTACGGAATTACATTTTAGACTTCAAGAAAGTGAACCAAACATGATGAATGAAGCCGAATATCGTGGAAGAAAAGTTAGTTTAGGTAAACCGTTTAGAACTCCAGGTGGTCCAAAAAAGTTTTCTGTTTATGTTAAAAAACCAAATGGTAATGTTGTAAAAGTAAACTTTGGTCATAAAGGTGAAGGTGGAAAAAAAACTATGAAAATTAAAAAGAGTAATGCTGCTCGTAGGCGTTCTTTTCGTGCTCGTCATAATTGTCAATCACCTGGACCAAGACACAAAGCAAGATATTGGTCATGCCGTTTTGGATGGCCTTCAAGTGGCAAAGGTGCAATAGATAAAACATGATATTTAAAATTTGGTAAATTTGTTATGGCATTTATTGATGATATTAAAAAAATATATTTACAATATGGAGTTCAATTTCCAGACGTAGAGATTACTCCATTTATGGAAGATTTTATAGAACGCACATACAATGCATTGAAAGCCCCATCACAAAAATACGCAGAGCCGTATAATATGGCAGAATTGTTTATGGATTCCTATGAAAAATCACTAGTCAATAATGCACGAATATCCTTTTCAGATAAAATTAGTAATGTTAAACTTGTTTCCGGAAATTGCGAATGTGTGGAGTTTACACTAAATGACGGAACAAAAAAAATAATACCATTGCCTTTGAGTAAAGTTGCTACTGGTTTTAAAAAAAATTCATCAATGCGAAGTCCTGCTGGTGCAGACGGACCTAAAGGTCTTCAAGATATAATAGATGGGTTTCAAATTTTTTGGGAAAAATCTGAATGGTCTGATGATGTTGTTGATGGAACATCGAAATCAGAAGTACATACCGTTGAATGTGGTCAATGTGATAACCTTGAAGATACGCCAAAATTAATAGTAAACGGCAATACGGATGAATCAAAAGAAGAATTAAAAAAGGCATTTACTAGATTTTTTACACCAAGACATTCTTACAAAGCAGAAAGGGAAATAATACTTTTTGCTATTTTGAGGGAATTATCACAATCATTAGAAAAACATTTTAATGGTTATTCTGGTGAGTATTATGGTTTTGATATTAGAGACAAGAAAAAAGTTTTAAAGTTAGAATGGGATAGTATAAAATACTTAAATAAAATTGATGAAAACATACCACCAACCGATGAAACTGTAGATCCTGAAGATTACGTTGAATTTGGAAATGTAAAAATGGTTGTAAATATAAAAAGACCTGTATTTGGTTTTGAACTTACAGGATATAATTCTTGGGGAAACGGACAACCGACTCACGGGTTTTTCAAACAAAGATTGGGATATAAGGGTCCACATAAAACAGGCAGACAAATCAATTACAGTGGTGGTCCGCCACCTGAAGGTTACAGTGGTTGGGGTGATCCTAACATAAATTTTAAAAATTGGATTAACATGAGTTATTTTGAAAATCAACAAGGTCGTGGTAGAGGCGATGAATCAGAGTATCGATGGGGCTCTGTTCAGTTAAATGGTGCTACTGTATATGACGGTAAACATTATGGTGCAAAAACTCATAGTAGAACTTGGGCTCCAACTTATTATTATTTAAAAGGTGATGATGATATGAAAAGAACAACTAGTGGTAAAATTTTTAAAGCAAAACCAGGAAGAACAATTGAATACGATTTTAAAGCAGATTTTCTTGAAAATATACAAGTTGCAATTACATGTGCAGGATCAATTGTTGAAAATGGAAAATCCAAAAGTCCAGGTACGGGTTATGGTAAAGCAAATCCATTTTTTGGAAAACTTAATGATGGTACATATTTTGCGGGTGTTGGTATTGATATGTATACACTTGGCGATAGGTTAATCGATTTTTTCAAAAAAAGAGGCAAAAAAGTTGAATGGGCTGATTGTGGAGATGGTGGTGGATCTCAACAATTATTTGTAAATGGAGTTTCAAAATGGGTAAAAAATGAAAAAGATAATAGACCTGTTGGTGCTGTAATAGGTTGGTAAATATAATTATATGAAAACAAATAGAGAATAAAAGTGGAATCAAATCAAATAATATTAAATATACTTGATTATGAAGCTACAAATGCATATAAAGCAGAAGGAGAATTTTGTAAAGCGGTTTCAACGGTTTTGTCTTGGGAAGGCTAATTAAAATGTAAAATGATTATATTTATCAGTATGAACAAAACAACTGAAAATATAGTTAAAGAAATAATAAGAGAATATATTGCACAATATGTTCGTGAAGGTAAGAAACCCAGTGGTGGTCTTACTGGCTGGTTTAGAGAAAAGTGGGTAGATATTTCTCGTAAGAAAAAAAGTGGAGGACACCCACCATGCGGCGCTTCTGCAGGAAGTAAATCACGAAAAGGTGGTAAGAGGGCATATCCCAAATGTGTTCCTGCAGCAAAAGCCGCTTCAATGTCTTCAAAACAAAAGCGTAGTGCTGTAACGAGAAAGAGAAAACACGGTGCAACTCGCCGTGGTAAAGCAAAAATGGTTTCAACTTATACAAAAGGTTAATTATGGAAGATGTTTTGACACAAAAGATTGGCAATTACATAAAGTTATTTGCCATAGCAGTTCTTTCTATTCTGTTATTTTACAATGTTTATGAAAATAATCGTTCAAAAGAACAATTAAAACAATCAACAAAAACTGCAGATAGTTTGGAAGCTCTAATAAACAAGTATGAATTTGATTATACGGTATTGAAAAATCATGCAAATGAATTAGACTCACTTATCAAAATTCGTAAGGATAGTATTCTTATCATTAGAAAGAAATTCTATGTTTACCGTGATAAAGAGATAAAAAATCCGGATGAAGCCACAAAATATATTATCAACTTTTTGAAAGACTAACCTATGAAGTATTTAGTTGCACTATTATTTTCAGTAACATCAATGCTTGCTACTGAAAAGGATTCAGTTATATGTTTTAAGAAATCCGAAGTAGTATCTTTGGCAAATAAAATTCAACTCATTCGTGATTCAGTAGAATATCTCACCGCAGTTGTAAATGCACAAGATACTTTAATTGAGTTTCATCAAACAAGATTTGACTTGTATCATCAACAATTGCGAAACCGTGAACAAGTTATTGATGCTTGTCAAAAAAGAACGGTAGAATTAGAAAAAATAATACAAGAACTTCAACCTCGTTGGTATGATAATAAATTCCTTTGGTTTTTTAGTGGTGTTGGTACTGTTCTTGGAATAATGTTTGCGGTACAATGAGTAAGAACTTAAAAGATATTATCAAAGAAGAATACGCAAAGTGTGCTTCAAATCCGGTATACTTTATGAAAAGGTATGCCAAAATACAACACCCAACCCGTGGCAAAATTCTATTTGACCTATACCCATTTCAGGAAGATGTTCTTCATAAATTTAATACTAATCGATGGAACATTGTATTAAAGTCTCGTCAGTTGGGTATATCTACTGTTATTGCGGGTTATTCACTTTGGTTAATGTTATTCAATCAAGATAAAAACATTCTTGTTATTGCTACTAAACAGGAGACTGCAAAAAACTTGGTAACAAAAGTTCGTGTTATGTATGACAATATGCCAAGTTGGTTAAAGACAGGTGTTCAAGAAGATAATAAACTTTCACTTCGATTTAAGAACGGCTCACAAATAAAAGCCGTTTCTGCTGCCGCCGACTCTGCTCGTTCTGAAGCACTTTCACTTCTTATCATAGATGAGGCCGCCTTTATTGATGACATAGATAAGATATGGGCATCCGCACAACAAACACTCGCTACAGGTGGAACTGCAATAATTAACTCTACACCTAATGGAGTTGGTAACTTTTATCACAAGCAATGGGTAAAGGCGATAAACAAAGAGAGTGCATTTAATCCAATAGAATTATTATGGCAAGTTCATCCAGACCGTGACCAAAAATGGCGTGATGAACAAGACATACTATTGGGTCCTGATATGGCAAAACAAGAGTGTGATGGAAATTTTCTTGCCTCTGGTCGAGCAGTTATTGATGGTGAACTTGTCCAATGGTATGAACAAACTTATGTATGTGAACCAAAAGAAAGACGTGGTGCAGAAGACGCTTATTGGATTTGGGATTATCCAGAACCGAATAAAACATATATGGTTATTGCTGACGTTGCTCGTGGTGATGGAAATGACAATTCGGCATTCCATGTAATTGATGTTGAAAACATGGAACAAGTTGCAGAATATAAAGGTAAACTTGATACAAAAACTTATGGTAATATGTTGGTATCAGTTGCAACAGAATACAATGATGCTCTTCTTGTAGTTGAAAATGCTAACATCGGTTGGGCAGCAATTCAACAAATTATTGATAGAGGTTATCCAAATCTTTATTATACATACAAAGAAGATGGGTATACTGATCCATCCGTTCATATTCCAAAAGGATATGACTTAAAAGATAAATCCCAAATGGTTCCGGGTTTCACTACAAGTGCTAAAACAAGACCACTTCTTATTTCAAAGTTAGAAACATATTTTCGTGAAAGATTACCAATAATAAAATCATCAAGATTAGTTCAAGAACTTTATGTTTTTGTTTGGAATGGTGCAAAGGCGGAAGCACAACAAGGATATAATGACGATTTGGTTATGTCATTTGCAATTGGTCTTTGGGTTAGAGATACTGCACTAAAACTTCGTCAAGAGGGATTGATGAAAACAAGAATGAGTTTGGATTATATGGGAAAATCAACCACACCACTCAAACCGTCATATCAATATGGTGACGATAAAAATGGATGGAATATGACCGTTAATGGTAGTAATGAAGACCTCACATGGTTAATAAAATAACTTTTCTAATTTTTCCTACATATTTATATTAAGTTTATATTACATAAAATAGGTGACAAATGGCTCAAAATAAATCATTGTTTGATAGGTTAAAAACACTTTTTTCTACCAATGTTGTTGTTCGTAATGTTGGTGGAAAAAAATTAAAAGTTGTTGATACTGCTCGTTATCAAGGTGATGGAAACCCACATACATCGAAAGTTATTGACCGTTACGGCAGATTGCATGGAACAAAGGGAACACCAATATCCGTATACAATCAATACAATTCATTCTCAGCAACAAAAATAGATCTTTATACAGATTATGAGGCAATGGACACTGATGCGATTATATCATCTGCACTTGACATATATGCCGATGAAAGCACTCTAAAAAATGATACAGGTGATGTTCTTACTATAAAAACGGATAATGATAATATTCGTAAGATATTACGAAACCTTTTTTATGATGTTCTCAATATAGAATATAATTTGTGGCCATGGATACGTAATCTTTGTAAGTATGGTGACTTTTATTTGTATCTGGATGTAAAAGATGAATTGGGTGTAACAAATGTTGTTCCCTTTTCACCATACGAAATGCAAAGAGAAGAAGGAACTGATCCTGAACATATCTACATGACAAAATTTATTTATGAAGGTCCACTTGGTAAAGGTGAATTTCAAAATTATGAGATAGCACATTTTCGTTTACTCGGTGATACGAACTTTTTACCGTATGGTAAATCTATGCTAGAGGGAGCACGAAAACTTTTTAAACAACTTCTTCTTATGGAAGATGCTATGCTGATACACCGTATCATGCGTGCACCGGAAAAACGTATATTTAAAGTTGATATTGGAAATATACCTCCTGCTGAAGTTGATCAATATATGAATAATCTTATGAACAGAATGAAGAAGACACCTGTTATCAATGAACAAACGGGTGACTACAATCTTCGATTTAATATGCAAAATCTTTTGGAAGACTTTTATCTTCCTGTTCGTGGCGGTCAATCCGGTACATCTATTGAAACTCTTGCTGGATTACAATATGATTCAATTCAAGATATTGAATATCTTAAAAGTAAAATTTTTGCTGCACTTAAAGTTCCCAAACCATATTTGGGCTATGATGAAAGTATAGAAGGAAAGGCAACACTTGCTGCTCTTGATATTCGTTTTGCCAGAACAATAGAGAGAGTTCAAAGAATTGTTGTTTCCGAATTAACAAAAATTGCTATTGTTCATCTTTATTCACAGGGATATGAGAATGCAGATTTGGTAAACTTTGAATTAGGTTTAACGGGTCCTTCAATAATATATGAACAAGAAAAAGTTGCTTTGATGAAAGAAAAGGTAGATTTGGCGGGAACACTAATAGAGAAAAAATTACTCTCAATGAAATATATCTATTCAAATTTATTTAACCTTTCAGAAGACCAGGCAGAATTTGAAAAGAATGAAGTTCTTGAAGATATTAAACATGCATTCCGTCAAAAACAAATTGAGAACGAAGGTAATGATCCTGCTGTAACAAAGGAATCGTTTGGCACTCCACATGATATTGCAAGTATGCAAATTCGTGGAAGTGGGTACAAAATGATAAATGACAATGAAGTTCCAGAAGGTGGTTGGCCAGGTGCAGGTAGACCTGCTAAGAATTTAAGTTATTCAACAGATAGTAGTCCATTTGGAAGAGATCCACTTGGCAAAAAAGATGTTGGTAATACACTTAAAGTTAATAATTCGCCAAAAGCTAACTACAAAGGAAATTCTCCGTTATCTCTTGAAAATCGTGATATAGGTAAGTTGATAGATAGTATGTCTGGTATAAAAGTTAAGACAAAAAAAATAATATCAGAGAGTTTAAAACCATCTATTAAAGAAGAAAATGAATCAAATTTACTAAATGAGAACAATTTATTAGATGAATTGTAAAATTGCCTATATTTATTCTATGAAAGTGCACATAAACAGGTATAAGGAACAATGAAGAAAATAAAACATTCCAAATTTAAAAATACTGCAATGTTGTTTGAGTTATTGACTCGTCAAATAACATCAGATATTATTTCTTCCAATGAATCTGTTGCAATTCAGATTCTTAAAAAATACTTTAATAAGAATACAGAACTTATTAAGGAATATAAACTCTATAAAACACTTTGTGACGAAAAATTAAAGTCAGAAACAAAGGCAAATATGTTAATAGAGGCCGTATTAAAGGCAAGACGCGGGTTAAATAGACACAAATTACAGAGTGAAAAGTATGAATTGATAAAATCAATCAAAGAAAACTTTGACATTGATGTATTTTTTCAAACAAAAGTTCAAAATTACAAACTTCTTGCTTCATTATACAAAGTTTTTGAGTACAATGAATTAGATAATCCAGTTGAGATTACAAAATCTCGTATAACTATACTTGAAAATATAACATCAAAACCAAATATGTCTGTAATGACCGAGGATGTTGCTATTGCACAAGAACCAAAAGAAGTTAGATTGATGGCATACAAGTATTTAGTAGAAAAATTTAATGCAAAATATAGCAATCTTTCCGAATCACAAAAAGTATTATTGAGAGAATATATTGAAAATGTAAGCAATACGAATAATTTAAAGTCACTCGTTCAAACAGAAGCGATAACTATTAAAAGATTGTTCACTAAAAATATGCATAGAGTAAAGGACAAATCTTTGAAGATAAAATTACAAGAAGTTGCAGGTCTTTTGGATGAATATGAAAATATAAAGAAAGTAGAAGAAAATCATATATCTGCTTTACTTCGTTATTATAGTTTAATAGACGATTTATCATGGAGTAAATAATGTCAGTCAATGAAATACACCCATATAATTTTCCTGCATCACAGGCAAACGAATTTGAAAAAAAGGGACATCCCGGCAAGTGGCTGAAATCAATACCAGCAACTGGAACAATGTGGTTTACTGGTTCTGAATATGGTGCAGGTGCTATTATTCCACATACTAGTGCAGCTGGAACTGTATATCTTTCAAATGGTGGTAGTATAGATATAAGTAAATTGGCAAAAGGATATATCCATGAACTATCAATCGAACACGTTACAGATGCAGCTGATTCGTATATTTTAATTCGTAATCAAGTTATTAGGTAATATATGAATGTTGAATCTTTCATAAAAAAACTTAAAGAGTCCGAAGAATACCGTGAGTTTACCGAAGAATTATCTTTGGATGAAATGAGCACGACTGCTTCTGTTCCTGGATATCAAACTCCTAACGCTTTTGCTAAAAGTGAAGAAGATTTTGAAGAACACAATAAAGAAACTGCTGAAGTTTATGGATATAAAATTGTTCCAAAAACAAAAAAGAAAAATTATGAGTCTGTATACAAACAGGCGATGGGCGTGATAAATGAAGGAACGTATAAAGAGTTTAGAACTGACGAAACCCGAAGCTCAAATAGAAAAATAAATGATTCTATTAAGAACATAAACAGAACAATTTACGAAGTTGAAAGAGTTGTTGAACATGCATTAAGACTAAAAACAGAAATGAATGTTGATCAAAGAACTCTTTGGGGTGAATCAATGAGTAGATTGCGTAAAATATCAGAAAGAATAAACAGAATTACAAAAAAGATTCACGAATTAGGTGCATAAAATGAAACAACTACTCGTAGATACTATACTTTTTTCTGCAAGTCCAAAATTAATTGCAGAATCCGAAAAAAAAAATAATGGTAAAGTTATAGTTTCGGGTGTTTTACAGAGAGCTGAAGCAAAAAATCAAAACGGTAGAGTATATCCAAAAAAAATTTTGATGCGTGAGGTTAAAAAGTATGCCGAAAATCAAATAAAAGAAAACCGTGCTCTTGGAGAACTTGACCATCCGGATTCATCTGTAATCAATCTTCGTAATGTTTCTCACAATGTTCTTGGTGTAGATTGGAAAGGTAATGATGTTGTTGGAACGGTTGAAATACTACCAACACCTTCTGGAAATATATTAAAACAACTTCTTGGTGCAGGTATTCGTCTTGGAATATCATCAAGAGGTTTGGGTTCAGTAGAAGAAGTAAATGAAAGCACAGTAGAAGTACAGGATGACTTTGAATTGATCGGTTGGGATTTTGTATCTAATCCTTCAACACATGGTGCATTCATGTACCCACAAGGAATGGAAGAAGGTTTACATGAAGGTTTAATTATAGAAGGAATTTCCACATCCACTATTGCTAAAATTGATCCCAAGATAAATCGTATTCATAATAACATAACAAACATTATTTGTGAAATAGGTAATGTCTGCGAATGCATATTTGGAGATAAATAATGCCTGCTCTCAGCCAACAGCAACAAAAGTTAATGGGATTAGCTCTTTCTTACAAAAGAGGTAAAGTTGCTTCAAGTGATGTTAGTAAATCCGTAAAAGATTTGGCATCATCAATGTCTGAAAAGGAATTGGAAAAATTTGCAAGCACAAAACATGCTGGTCTTCCTAAAAAAGTAGGTGAAACAAAAACAACAATGACAAGGGAAGAAATAAATAAATTGGTTTCTGATGCGGTTCAAGAAGTAATGTCTGAACGTTTTAGTACAAAAGTATTAACTTCTGAACAAAAACAACAATATATTGAGGCAATTTCAAGATATAATGAATATCGTTCAGTTGTTCATCGATCGAAGGCACTTCCAGAAATTGTTTCAGAGATTAAACGAATAGTTGAGTTTGCAAGTAAGAATATGGTTGAGGAATCTGGTGATTGGTTTGAAGGTGTATCACACAGAAGAAACTCAAAACGATTGAAAGAATCGGTAAATGAATTTCAAAAAATATCAGAAAAAATAGTTAAGTTACAAAGAACCTTGGAGTCTATCTACGAGAATATAGGTAAACAACTCGGAACGTTTTACGAAATAAAAAAATAAATAAGGAATATGTTATGTCAGACAGAGTTTATACCAGTTCAAAACCTGCTCATGTAAAAGTAAAGGCAGGTGGAATGAATGTAGATACAATGATTAAGGTTTTTAAACGTAAAGTTAAAGAAGCTGGTATTCTTGAAGAATATAAAAATCGTATGGAATATATCAAACCATCAAAAAGAAAATCTGAAAAAAGAAATGCGGCTGTAAGGAGACAACGTAAACTTGATTCGGAAAATATTTAATGGAGATAAAATGACCTTTGCTAGTATTGAAAAACTAATCCGTAAAGAAGTGCGGAAAGTTGTTGAAAACCTGGAAAGGTCTTTTTCTTTATCAGAAGAAGATGAAAAACCTGCAAGTCAAGATCCAGATAAAATGCTTGTTGTTAATAAAGAAAGTGGAAAATCTTATTACATAAGCAAAAAAAGTTTTGATCCGGCAAAACATCAAAAATCTGCGCCCAAAGAAAAGGCACCAAAAAAAGAGGAAGAAGAACCCGCAGCTGAAACACCAGCAGAAACTCCTGTTGAACCCGCAGCTGAAACTCCAACAGAGACACCCGCAGAAACTTCCGTTGAACCTGATGCTGAACCCTCGGAGGAAACACCAGAAGAAGAACCTTCAACTGATTCATCAGAAAAAACTGATGAAAAAAAACCAAAAGATGATGATGCAGAAAAAAAACCTGAAGAAAAACCAAAAGAACCAAACGAAGAAAAAACTGGATTGAAAACGGTTGGTTTTTTAAATAAAGTTGATACAGAGAAATTAGATATAAAAACTGATAATCTATACCCAAAAACTCGCGAACACTTATTGAATTATGATTATGAAGATATACTAGATATGTATGATTTATCCATTGGTGATGATAAAATAAAATTTTCAAAATTGTATAAAAAAATAGAATCAATAGCAGTATCAAAACACAGTTTAATAAGTAAGGGAAAATTGGACACACAGACAATAATGGCTTTGCAGTATTACTACATAAATTCCAATAAAATAAACAATATAATACGTTTTTCCAAACCATCGGTGAGTAAAAAAGAAATTGAAACTCAAATAAAATTGGGTAAACCCAAAGAAGGCGATGAAAGAGAAAAAAAATATAATAGTGCAATGAATGCATTTACAATATATGAAATGGATTATGCATTTTTAGAAGAACCACAAACTTTACAATATAACATAGTAACATATCGTTCAGTAGAAAATAATAAAGTATTACAAATGTTTGTAGATGAAGGTCAATGGATTGATAAATCTTTCGTAACTACATCATTAAATCCTCTTATATCCGAAGGAACCGGAAAAAAAAGATTACCACTTTTTGAATTTTTTATTCCTGCTGGAACTTCTATATTGACTCTACCGTGTCATTCAAATGATTATTGTCACGAAACAGAAGTAACATTGCCAAGAAATTGTAGATATACAATACAGGGTTTTAATGATACAAGAAATATCTACAAGATATTAGTGGAGCAGAACTATGGCCGATGAAAAAAAAATTGACACAGTAGACAGAGATAAAAGATACATTTATACTGAAAATGACGCAAAATCAATTTTTCAGTATGGTCCTACCCAAAATTCTACACAGAAAATAGAAAAAAAATAATTTTTTACATACTTATACTTACGAAATACTCTATCCGTTATAGAGTCCGATATTATTTTTTTATTGCAATTAGTGTTTCAAATAACACTAAAAATAGTTGGAGATTTTTATGAATGATTTATTGAAAGAAGCAATTGCAGATGCTAAAGCTGTTAAGGAAGTAGCATTGGCAAACGCTAAATTGGCATTGGAAGAAGCATTCACTCCGCGTTTGCAGTCTATGCTTTCCCAAAAGTTGGCAGAGGAGGCAGAAGCCGAGGAGCCAGTTGAGGAAGGCGAGGGTGAAGAAGAAGCACCCGTAGAAGAATACGGATTCTATAGCGAAGGTGAAGATGAAGAACCTGCTATGGAAGAAGGCGAAGGCGAAGAAGAAAAGGTTGAAGAAGCCGAAGAAGAAGAAGCTCCCGTTGAGGAAGCTGAAGAAGAAGAAGCACCTGTTGAAGAAGGTGAAGATGAAGAAGAACCAATGGATGAAGAATTGATGGAAATTATACGTCAATTAGAAGAAGACATTGATTCATCTGAAATTGGAACCGGTGACAATAAGAAACCATCAGCAGTAGCGTCTGATGACAGCACAGAAGATAAGGGTGAAAAACTTGTTCAACTTGTTGAAGAAGAAGATGAAGACTCCGAAGAAGTTGCTGAAATCAAAGAAATCCTCCGTGCTCTTCGTGAAGAAGAAGAAGGTGAAAAAGCTGAAGAAAAAGTTGAAGAAGGTGAAGACGAAGAAGAAGTAGACATCAAAGAAGTTTTGCGTGCTCTTCGTGAGGAAGAAGAAGAAGAAAAAGTTGAAGAAGCGGAAGAAGAAAAGGAAAAAGAAATGGCAGAAGCTAAACTTCGTGAGGCATATGCTGTAATTTCTTTCTTACGTTCAAAAATTAATGAAGTCAATCTTTTGAACTCTAAATTGCTCTTCTCAAACAAATTATTCCGTAAGCATTCACTGAATGAAAAACAAAAAATGACTGTTATAGAAAACTTTGATCGTGCATCAAGTCTTCGTGAAGTCAAATTAGTTTATGCTACACTTTGCGAATCGTTAAGAACAACAAAGATTAAACAAATTAAAGAATCTTTTGCGTCTAAACCAACCGCAAGCACACGCCCATCAAAACCAATCTTAAATGAAGGTGATGATATGGCAAATCGTTTACGTAAATTAGCAGGTTTGAAATAATTTTTTAAGGAAAAAACAATGAGTATACAAAATTTATTAAATACTTCGGGTAATCCCCATAAGCAACTTATCAAAGAAAACAAGCAGATTGTCAATAAATGGGCAAAAACTGGTCTTCTTGATAATTTGAAAAACGAATATGAAAAGAACTCTATCGCAGTTCTTCTCGAAAATCAAGCAAAACAACTTATCGAAGAATCAAACAGAACAGGAACAGCAGCTGGTTCAGAAGAATGGGCTGGCGTTGCACTTCCATTGGTTCGCCGTATTTTCTCTGAAATTGCTGCGAAAGACTTTGTTTCAGTTCAACCAATGAACTTGCCTTCCGGTCTTGTGTTCTTCTTGGATTTCAAATATGGAACAGCACAACCTGGCTTTACAGCAAATGCAGGTAAAGATTCGCAAGCTGATTCAGTATTTGGTGTAACTGGTAAAGATGCAAAAGACGCTGATCCTTCAGGCGGTCTTTATGGTGCAGGTCGTTTTGGTTATTCAATCAATGAGGCAACAACTGCTGCATTGTCTGTAACTGCTGCTACAGTTGATTCAACAAACTGTGCAACTGGTTCAGTATCACACTCTACACCATCTGTATATCAGCATGACACAGAGTTCCAAAATGCTTACTCCGCATCACTTGCTAGTGGTAAAATCTTTACAGTTACAGTTTCTTCCGCATCTATGACAAACCATGATGCTGAGGCAATCCGTGCTTTCAAGATTTCTGGTTCAAACATTTTGGGTTATTTCCCACAATACACAACAACAAATACAACAAACACTCAAATTACATTCGTTGTTTCTGCTTCTGCAGTTCCTGGTAATGCAGTTGTTTCTTATGAAAAACAACCAACTGCTACAAGCCGTGGTGACTTTGAAGATGGTTTGGCTGGTGGAAGTCTTGACATTCCTGAAATCAACCTTGAATTGCGTTCAGAATCCATTGTTGCTAAAACACGTAAGTTGAAGGCAGTATGGACACCTGAATTTGCACAAGATTTGAATGCATATCACTCAATCGATGCTGAAGCTGAATTGACATCT